GATGTATGATTTTGCCTACAGGCGAAGATTAGAAATTTCGCATAAATCCGTGAATTTCCTCGATTTCCTGTGCTAAACTAGGTGTAGGCAAAATCCTTCACCCATTGGGGAATTTTGACGGCATGGAACTTGCTAACAGTACCGATGACAGTGAGACTGACAAGCCTTCCAAGTGGGGGAGTAGATCCCTCGGGCCTAATTGGAAATGGAGCGAGGAAGAGTATTCCTCTTGGCAAGCTAAAAGCCTCTCCAGCAAAGGGGATGTGCTTCGTGAACGATGGGCTGACGTAGCATACATGGCCTTGAGGCATGCTGAGCGTATGGGCAAGTCCCTCACCAAAAAAGAGTACCACTTGTTCCAACGCCTACTCGTAAGTGCTGGAATAGCCTACGATAAAGTAGCACCCAAGGCTCAGCCATTGGTGAGCTTCAATCTGTTCCAGGGCTTAGACCAATCAGCCTTACGTCAAGTTGTTGGTCTTGAGACTGGCATGGAATCTGCTAAAGCACAACCCATACCAGACCCACAAGTAATTGATGTGCAAGGGGAAACTGACCTGGCATGATTGGTGCATTAGCATAATCTGTGCCAGCCCTGGAGGGGCCAGGCGGCATAGCCACCCTTGCGATGGGTGGTAGCGTCATGGGGGGTCATGGAGTCAGGTAAAGGCGAATACATACGCCCCTAAAATCGCATGGATAGCGGAGAAAACTCAGAAAAATCAAAAATAACAAAAAGGGACCCCATGGGAACCGAGCACTGGATTGCCTACAAAGTCGGGTTCATTGCGGGACTCACCGCCGGGTTTATCACGGGGTTCTTGGTCTGTGCATACTGGAGAACCTAAGCCATGTCCTTTGAGCGCTTCCGGGGCATCTGGGCACAAACCTACAGGGAACCAATCATTCATACCTGTAAGAAGTGTGGCAAGCAGTACCCCCACGATGATGCCTACAAGCACGCCTTGTATGAATGTCTACAGCGGGACTCGCAGAAATATACTGCAAGCAGTATAAAGTAATGAGTAAACTCTCCCTCGACCTTGACCAGGACCTTGAAGCTCCCTTTGACTGGAATGTCCAGCCAGCTCAACGGGACTTCCTCTTGTCCACCGCGACCTTCTCGTGTCTCTCTGGCGGCTTTGGGACAGGAAAGACCACCGTCCTGTGTGAGAAAGTCTCCTTGTTGCTCTTTGGGATTCCAGGGAACCTGGGCTACCTTGGCCGACTGGATGGCAAGGCTTTAAAGCAAACCACCATGGTCGTCCTGGAAGAAATGCTCCCCAAGGGCAGCTACTCGAAGAACGACCAGAAAGGCTTGTTAACCATCAGCCCAGAGTATGGAGGCTCCAAGTTAGTCTATGGGGACTTCAAGGATCTCTCAGACTTGAAGAACCACCCTTTGGGCTTCTTCGGCATTGACCAGATGGAGGAAACCCCAGAGGAAGTCTGGACCTACCTTGTTGGCCGCTTACGCCGTCGAGTCCCGATCCTTCATGAAGGCAGACGACAATATCGAGTAGTCGGCCAGTGTCCCAAGGTGGGCGGAGGCCGGCACTGGGCACTCCGGGGCATGAATCAATGCTTGCGGTGCAACCAGCCCCTTCCTCCGTTTGACGACAAGCCGCTGTCAGCAGACAGTGGTCCACCTTGGGACCTCATAATTTACAACCGCTACGGCTTTGGAGTCGCTAACCCAGAAGGCCCAACACACTGGATCTTCAAGTCATTTCCAAACTTACCAGGCCAGCATGGGTACAGCAAGGGTTTCGAGAACTATGCAGGCTACCATGCGTCCACGTACGATGGGCTCCGGGCAGGCTTTATTGACACCAAGTACGTCAAGGAGATGGAAACCAAGTACCAGCATGACCGGAAGATGTTTGACCGGTACATCCTGGGCAAGTGGGTTGAAGCCAACGGACTGGTTTACCCAGGGTGGGACAGCCAAGTCAACATGATCGACTCGTGGCAACTCCGTCATGATGGCTCACCGTTGATCCCAGAAGGCTCAAGTGCCTACGAGTACATCGACCATGGCCTGACCGCTCCAACCGCGATAGGCTGGGTCGTCCCACTTGAGTGCCAGTGTGGGTGTAACAAGACAGACTTCTTTGTCATTGCCGAACACTACGTAGGTGGGCGAGGCACGGCGTACCATGCTCAGTGCATGAAGGCGATCCGGGCTCAGCATGGATTACCCATACTTGGGACCTTCCTGGACGCTCAAGCGTTCAGTGCCTCTCAGACACGGTCAAATGCAGAAATCCAAGCCAACCCAAAGCTCAGCGAGATTTTCAGCTATGCTGACCAATACATCGACGAAAACATCTATGTCCTCCCCAATCAGAAAGACTGGGACGCCGGCTACGACCGGATTACCGAACTACTGGTCAGAGATCCCACTCATACTCACCCCCTCACAGGTGAAAAGGGGGCACCTCACTTGTACGTCTTTTCCATTTGCAAGTACTTCAAAGCAGAAATTGAAGGCTATGTCTGGAAGAAAGTCAAAGCCACGGATACGTACAAAGAAGAACCCGTAGATCGTGATGATCACCACATGGACGGGTTCAATGGGTTCTTAACTTCACGCCCAGGCACGGTCACCCGTGTTGACGCGGGGCAAAAGGATGATAGACTATTAAAGGAACTTGCAGAGCTTGACCTGCTTGATGGCCAAGCATCGCATATGGCCGCATAAGGGGACCCATGGCAAAACCAGCACCTACACAGCAGAAGCAGCCAGTCTACAGCGCTGAGCAAACGGACCTTCTCCGGTTTGCCATGTCGTCCTTGAACCTCTGGGGTCGAGCAACTCATACCGCTCGCACCAAGTTTAAGCGTGACTTTGACATGACCGAGGGCAATGGGAAGCAGTGGCTGCAGTCAGACCGCTTGAAGGTCCAACGGTCCAACCGGCCAGCCCTGGAGTTCAATCAAATCTTGCCGCAAGTTGAGTTAGTCTCCGGGATGCAGCGCTCAGAAGACGCCGAGTACGTTGCACTCCCACGAGGCATTGAAGACCGGCGCTTAGGTGAAGTAGTCACTACCGCACTCAAAGCCACCCGTGAGTATATTCGACTCAGGCGAGTAGATGGACATGTATTCGACGACGCAACTATTTGTGGACTAGGCGTGTGGCGCATCACCCACAGCACACTTGATGCACAAGATATCATTTGGGGTGACATTGACGCCACACGCATTAACCCGCTCGCGTTTGTCTGGGACCCTTGGGCATCAGCCGATGAAGGGTTCCAGGATGGCGCATTCATGGGAGATTTAACCTGGATCGGTATTGAAGAATTCCTCAAGAAGTACCCTGACAAGAGGCACCTCGCCAAGCCTGGTGAATGGCTGGACCAAGCTGGTAAGCTCATTGGAGACAGCGAACTGTTCGGCTTAGGCCCAAACCTGCGCCGTGAGATGTGGGATGAGGAGACTGGCCGGATCAGATTGATCAACTTGTGGTACAAGAAGCCTGCGAAAGTCACGCTCCTAGTCAATCTGGACAGTGGGCAGGTGACTGAAGTCAACAATGACGAACAAGGCCGGCAACAGCTCACCGCGATTGCCCAGCAGATGGGCAAGGACGCCGTCAACCAGTTTCAAATCATGAACGCAGGATCATACACCTCGCTCGTAGACCCAACGACTGGGCTCATGGAACACTTCATGGATCCAGAATCGGCTCAGGTTCGGCTCACGCAGCTGTCTGAAGCAGCCGGCATGGATGTCTACGACCGTATGAAAGTGATCAAGCGTGAAGCCAGAGTCCCTTACTGGTGCGAGATGGTCTGGGGAGACATCTTGGACACAGGCATTAGTCCATTCACCAAGGACCGCAAGTACCCCTATGTACCCTATGTCTCCCGCCAGCTCCAGGATGACCCTGAGTCAATCATGGGGATTGTACGGAACCTTTGGGATCCCCAAGACGAATACAACAAGCGGTACTCAAACTTACTTGCCCATGCAACAAGTTCCAGTCACAGTGGCTGGTTGAATCGGAAGTCTGGCGGAGCCAATACCAGCCAGCTCCAGCAAATGGGTTCAACCCCTGGAGTTGTCGTTGAGTACGCAGGAACCCCGCCTACACAGATCCACCCTGTCGAGATGTCCTCTGGGCATTTCAACATGGTCAATCTTAGTCAAGATAATATCTTGAGAATCTCTGGGGTCAATGCTGAGATGGTCGGGTCCACGACTCAAAAGACCGTCTCAGGTCGAGCCATTCGAGCACGACAGTCCGGTGGAAGCATGGTACTGGAACCACGCTTCTTTAGCTTCGACGAAGCCCAGCTTGATGTCACGTATCTCCTGCTCAGTCGGATCCAGCAGTTCTACCCGGTAGAGAAGCTCAAGCGGATCATTGGACTCTTGTTATCGTCTGAAGCCCAAATGATGGGGCCCATGAGTGTCTTCCAAGACCCCATGACGGGTCAGCCTGCTGACGACGAGACGATCAATCAACTCCTCGTCACCATGAGTAGCTTGCAGTTTGACCTTTCACTGAAGAAGCGCCCAGCAGACCCAACAGTCCGTGAAGCGGAATTTGCACGAGCCGTGCAGCTCACTGAACTCATGATGCGAACTGGCCGCGTTCCAGGGCCAGGCACCCTTCAAGCACTCACCGACATGGGTGACCTACCTTCACGACTTGCTGAAGGCTTGAAGCGGGACATGATGATGCCCCCAATCTCACCCATGCAACCAGGCA